GCTTCATCTTTCACCTTTACACTATTTTTATACATTCGTATTAGTTGCAGCGATGCAGAGAACACGCAAACAAAATGATGAGTAGCTCCATCTATACCGTTAGAAAGAATAGTGTAATGATCATCGGAGGGAGTTACGACATTCAAAGCAAAATTCCCATTACTTTGAACATAAAGAGAAAAACCTTTCCTTGCCACAATAAACTGTGTACTTGCAGGGATATCCATGTTTATTACACACTCCACAATCAACGCCGTACTCGGATTAACATCAGCACCGTTCCCGCAGTTGGCATAACTCCGGCCATTCCAATTCAGCTCGGAGTAATCCCGCTTGAATTGCCCGGCAGTTTCCCAAGAGCGGATGGGGACGAGGGCGTTGGTGGCTTCATTAGCAACAGTAAATACTGTGGCTGTTCTTGTGGTAACCGCCTTTTCAATTTGCGGATATTTTACTTTAACAGAAGTTAATTCTGCTCCCTCTAAACGATAGTATACTTTTACTTTGGCTGTTGTTGCTTCTGAGACAGTAATACTCCCATTAATTACACCAAAAGATGACGGTATATCGGCAGTATTGACAACATAGTCTGTCTTTAAGGCAACATCACTACTGTCAAGTTCACGATACCTAATAGTATACTTACCACCAGCAGCACTAGCGTCTATATCCTCAACAAAAATTGAAAAATCTATAACATCACCTTGTGTAGCAGCTATCATAGACATAGATGCGAAATAACCATTAGTTTTGCTGGCATTCAATTTTTGAATAAAATAATCACTCGTTTCTGTTATTGTGCATGCGTATTTACTCCAATATGTACCATTGTTCAAATCTCTATTGCCTATTAGCAAATTACTCCCCCTCCCCCACTCGCACAGTACCGTCTGAATCGCCAGCGGGCTATCGAGAGCAGAGGCATTACTCCATTGGCTGTCATCGGTTGGGAAGTTAGTCAAGGTGCCATGATTGCCGTTGCCAGACCAGTCGTGAGCAACATCTCCTGAACCAGCGATAAGCGGCCAATGGCCTTTGAGGTTGGCAGATGTAAGTGAAGTACCGGGGCGATTATCAGCGGTGAGGTTTTGATAGCAGTTGAGGTAGTCGTATTCTACGTCATCGGCGTCGAAGGCAGCGTTCCAAATTTGGATATTGCCGAGGAAGCCGTCGAAGTTATTAGTGCCACCCTCTCTAAAACCCAGCATTAACTTGTATGAGGTAGACGATGGAGCAGTCCACCCAGCACCACTTGTACTATCTACTAAGACCCCATCAACATAGGCAGAAGCAACCCCAGAACTTCTATTTAAAACTACTGCTAACCTATGAATATTTCCATCTGTTAAGTTTCCAGTATAGGTTAGTGTTATTCTCGTGTAATTAGCATTGTCACCAAACCACACTTCAATAGCTGTACTAGCAGAGCCATCATAATCGATAGATATTTCATATACCTTGTATCGATGTGATACTATTGTTTGTCTCGAAGCAAACGAACTTTTAAAAGTAAAAATAGATGTAAGGATATTGTTCTGAACAACATCTGGCACAACCCCACAATCCACATAATCATCCACACTGTCAAAACTTAGCATTTGCCCACCATACAGCTTGGCACTATCGTCGCTTTCACCATGCCCGAAGTCCTTGAGATAGACGCCGCTATCGGTGCGGTAATAGCGGGCACCATCGTATGCTGCTTGGGCGGTTTCACGGCTGCCGGTTTTTGACATCATCCTCAGTTTCATATCCATGATTTTTTACCTGGCCTACATCCACACGTAATCAACAGCAGCGTCAACATGGATACTGTCACAATATTCAACCCCGGCAGGTTCGGCACGATCAAGAATGTAAGTATTTGCGGAGTCTCCATCAACGTAGACAGCCACCTCTGCGTCGAACTTAATTGCTACCATATCTGTCGTATCAATGATGTCGGCCCCAGTAGTTGATCCAAAGCATCCTTTTTTCAGAGGGAAAACCATAATATTATTTGAGTTCCTGTCTGAGGGTAAATTCCCTGATTTTTTCACTGGCAATCCTCCTATATTAAAAAAATCGTATGTTCCTCCCCGGTTCCGGGGCAAAACCCACGAAACCGGGGAGAAGGCAATCAAAAGATTGTGCAGCACAGTTAAGGCTCCAGGCTAAAACGCGTCGGCTTCGTCTTTGATCGAACCAAGGACTTTATAATAAACATCCATGGTAATCTCAACGTCAGCATCCATAACCTCCCCGAGAACTTTGGCATCAATGGTATCGTCGGCGCTATACACATGATTGAAGCAGGTGGCAACATCTCCCTCGCTCCATAACTCTCCGTTACAAGCACCGGCATTCACATCAACCCCATCAAAGAATCGGTCGACGTCATCACCATCACCGATATCCATAGTCGTGGTTGCTGAATGGAACGCTGCGCTAGTCTGGAATTTGATATCCAGAATCATGGCATTTTTTGGTACCGGGACCATTTCAATTACGCTGTTAGCGGCCAATTCCGCCGGGGCCGTAAATTTCGCGGAGCGGCAGTATACCCTGCCGGCCTCATAAGAATCGGGCATGACTCCTGCAATTACAGCAGCACTTTGGTTACTCATTTTTCAATCCTCCATAAAAAGTTAAAGTTCCCGGGCTTCAGCTCCCGCCTCGGCCCGGATAATCAGTTAAAGGTTAAACTCATGTCGGATCAGCACATGCTCCGTCAACCGCAAGAACACCAAAGTCCTTAGAATCATAACGGGATTTCTTAACCCCGTAGATCGTCCCGGCGGTAATTGCAAGAGCATTACCACGGTCGTCAGTCTCTTCATTCCAAGAATAACGCTGCGGACTTCCACCCTGGCCCCACGCAATCATTCCGGATTGAGCGCCAAGCAGCAAAGCTCTACCCGCTGCAATATTGGCACCGGAACCATAATCATCAAACCGAATCACGTTACGATGTTTATGCAGAACAACCCCGGCATATTCGCCAAGAGCATTTTTATAAATCATGCTCTTTTGCCCATCGGTGTTTTTGTGGACATCCACCCAATCATTTGCACTTGATGCAACACGTAAATCATATGCCTGCCATGTGTGCATCAGCATGACATATTTTTTCTCACCGTTAATCTCAAACGGGAGAATCATCGGATCAAGTGTTTCGATTTTGGCAACCAGACGCTCAATCAGCGCCAGGGTAATTGTGTCATCAGCAGCAACATCATTCTTGGCGGTTGCGTCACCCATGTAAACAAGGTGGTCCGCGTCAGGAGCCTGCAAGGAATTTCCCGCCCGGCCTGTCCAACTCAAACCAACATGGAAACTGGAATCAATCCCACGAGCACCGGCCAGATACATCATAATCTGCTCGTCATAATCCTCAGCCCACCAAGTAGCCAGAGCATCACGGCCCTGTTTCCGGATGTTATAAGGTACTCGCTGCTCAGACATTTTGCCCTTGCTCTTGGTTCCTTTACGCCGCTGATCAATAAACAGCGAATCGTTGAAAAACGTCAAGGCTTCTTCCGCGCTGGTCCCTTCAATGGTGGAATCTCCTTCAACACCATCGCCGGACAGCTTCATCCGCAAACCGACAGTGATTTTTTCACCGGCGGCCTTGTTCAGCTCTTTTTTGATTTTGATCAGGGCATTATCGCCCACGCCCATGAATTTGGCGAAATACTGCTTTTTTGCAGCTTCAACCCCAAGACTTGTACTCCAACGCTGGACGGCCAACGCCGCGCCAACTGCAAATTCGGTCATACTCATTTAATCATCTCCATATTTCTGGAGCTAAGCACCTGCTAACAGTTTTTCTTGCTCTGCCTCCGGCAACCGGGCAAACTCTTCTTCACTCAGCACTTGTCCGCTGTTCGGAATCGAGCCTGCGTCACCGGGAACATCAAGTACGCCAGGCGAAGCGCTTCCTCCTTTAAATTTCTTCATAACCTCTGCGGTAATTTCTTCCCGCAAAGATTCCTTGATTGCTTCTCGCTGTGCATCAGGATCAGATAACCGTGTCCGTAAATTATTCAACAAAGACACAACACTTGCAGCACCTTCGCCCATAAGAACAGCACCCTTGCTGCCGGCAGCCATAACTTTCGTGCGCGGATCAGTAAGCAACGTCAGGAAATGTGGATCTAAGCCATTCTCAACGGCAAAATCCCCCAGCTCTTCACCGGCCTTATTCCCTTCATCATAGATTCCGGGAACAATTTGCTGGATCATGCTGGCCGCAACATTGATTTGCTCAGTCTCGATATCCTCTTGAGCAGCTTTATTAGCCTGCTCGCGCTGATACGTTTGCAACTCATACTGATATCTGATAGCTTCCCGGGGGTCATCCTCAAGCAACTCATCAAATTCAGCATCACTTAAGACCTTGAACTCTTCCGCCTTCTCTGCTTCACTCGTTTTACTTTTCAGCGATTCGTTTTCGGCTTGCAGATCGGCTAATTGCTTCGTTAACCGGGGGTTTCTTGGTTGCAGCATCGTCAGCACCTTCCTCTTCCTCTGTCGGCTTGGCAGCAGCCGTGTCATCATCCTGCCCTGAGTCGTCGCTTTTGGCTTTGTCTGCATCCTCTTCCGTTTTTGCTGCTTCCTCTCCCTCGGAACCGGCTTTCTCGTCACCTGCTTCCGTTTTGCCTGCTTCCTCTCCGGCTTTAGCCTCTTCTTCCGGGTCGCTACCCATCAATTCGGCTTCGGTAACTCCTTCATCTGTGAAAAAATCAGGAAGTTCTTGCGTTACCTCTTGTCCTGCCTCCAGGTCCGCCGGGGCATTTGCAGGTTCTACGTTCGCTACTGGTTCCGGGGTTGTGACTGTCGCATCATTTGTCGTTTGTTCAGCCATGGTAATATCCTCCTTCAATAGGTTTTACGTCCGCTAAGACGAACTGCTATCTGGTTTCGGGTTTAGCAGTCCCCGTATTTGAAAGCCGTAACGTGGCCTAAGTCGCAAAAAGAAAAGGCTGGCGATAATCCCTTGAGAGGAAAATCAGCCAGCCCTTAATGGTGCGTGTGCTATTTGTTTATTATTCGGTTGTCTTTAATCTTAGGCGTCTACACCCATGTCATTTACCCACCTTTATTGAAATATCTTCAAAGATAATCTGCGATAACCCGGGCCGTTTTACATGCTTAACCGTGTACCAAACGCCCCATTTACGCAAAACAGCTTCGATGTCTTCCTGGATTGCCTTACCCTGTGCTACGGTTGGCAGCTTCATTATATCCCTGCTCCTGGGGAATGAGGAAATACTCTATCGAAATTCTCGCGATAGTTTTTAAAAGCCTGTTTGCCCCTCGTCGTCATACTGAACGCCATAAAATTCCGGCCCATCGGACAATCCTGATGATGAACTGTCCCAACTTCCCTGATCATTTTATCCTTGGCATCGTTTATGATGCTGTCTCGCCTGGCTTTTTCTTGCGGAGTCATTGTAAATCCTTGTCGGCATAAACTTCTTCATTTAACTTGTGGTCTCCACACCAATCAGTCCCAAAAACAACCGGATACCCATTCATTGTCGGCGCGTGTCGGCGACATCTGCCGATATCTGTCGAAATAGCTGCTCCACCTTCCATTGGTGGGCCAGCAACTTTTTCAACAAACCACATACAAGTCCTGCATCTCATCCCTTTACTTCGGTTTCTCCATTCATCCATCATTACGCGCCTCCTCCGGCTGCTGCAATATTCGCCAAATGTTGTTGTGTCATATTAAACCCGGTTTCAAAGTCCTCTTTGTCCGCCTTGGCCTGGGTTGCAGTTGCCTCCGCCGTAATCTTCAATATTTCCGCCTGGGTTTTCCGGTTCTCAAGCTCTTTAGCTTCCAAGTCTAAACCAACATCCTGTTTAACAAGCTTGGCTTCTTCTGCCTGGGCCTGCTTCTGTGCTTCCAACTCAGCCAGTGTTTTCTCCTTGATCTCTTCGGCGCTCATCCCCTCATCCTCCGGTGATATACCCAAAACAGGCCGTAACCGCTGAATAACCTGGTCTTTGTTCGGGATCTCGCTCATTTCCATTGCCAGCATGAACAAGTGCGGTACAACTTCCGGCGGAGAACGCTTAACCCATTCGATGATCATTTCCAGGTTCTTTTCGCGGATAGTATCAGTCTGTGGAGCATCGGCAACTACCAGATCATAACGGCCCTGAGTAACATTGTTCCGCACGACAATAGCCCCGTCATCACTTTGCTGACGCTCGTTCAACACTACGAACTTGTCAGCTCCGGAAAGTTGGTCGGTAACTCTCAAGACTTTTTCGCCATCCCATTCTTTTTGGATATTTGCGACAACCAATTCTCCCAGACGTTTTAAAGACCGGCGGAGATTGTCAAATAACGGAGCGATAGTCATTGATCCCTGAGCTTGTCGTGCTTCAATCGCTTTGCCGCTGACTGCGTTAGACTGCCAGCCCATGGTTTCATCGTTCGCCCCGCCAATCTGCTGGATCTCGCGCTCAGACTGCTCCATCAGGTGGATATGGGGAGCAACAAGGTTTGATTGATCTTCAACCCTGAGTTTATCCATTTTACCAGCCCTGACCTTCATAAACCCATCCAGCCGATTCGCCTCTTTGTAAAGATTATCCATCTCTCCGGGAGTCTTGACAACATCAGCCTCAGCCGTAACCCGCCGCTTGTAAAGCATGGCCAGGGCCATTGATCGACGCTTATTGACTTCCACATTTTGTTCCCTTAGCTGTCTCGGAACACCATAAGGGAGATTAAACCGATCTAAGTAACCAATAAACGGCACCATCGGATATTGATCGTGATCATATGGAGTTTTGGTTTGAGTCAAGAGCAAGGTGCCCATAAAGGTGGCTGTCCACATCTTAGGAACCATCGCCTTAACGCATTTTTGCGCTCGGCAGATTATCTCATATTGTTCCGTGGGCGGTAAATCGTCTGTTATTTCTTTGACTTGCCCGTCTGCAAAGATAGCAAAGATACATTGCTCATACTGCGGATACCACATAACTACTGGCCTTACTCGCTTACGATCAACCTGAACCCATGATGAACCTGTTAAAGCCCGCCGTGACATCTCTATGTCAGTCGCCTCATCGAGCATAAAGGAGCTGTTGTCTGGCCGTTCACCAGCTAAATCGCTAAACTGGTTCTCAATTTCTCTTTGCCTGTCAGGATACAGCGCGATCAGGGATTCCAGATCCATCCACTTGGCGATAAAACTATATCTTGTGCTTTCCGGTGACAGCCATGGATCTCCAAACGGATCAACCCACCAGGTTTTCCAATCGCGGTATTTGATTGCTATCGGTTCGTAGCGCGGATCAGGGCTGAGCCCGACAGTGAGAAGTCCTATCCCTGGGACAATTTGATCACCAAACGCTTGAGACACGATATATTTGCCATCATTCTGATCCATGACAAATTGTATCCCCTCACTCATTATCTGAGATATTTCGCTGTCCTTGGTAGTCCTGGCCTTTGCCGTGATGTTCTGGCGATTAATTGATTGATTACCTTTGAGCAAGTTGATTGTCGGGAACACCCGGTTAATTGTCAACGGATCAATCCCTGCGTCTTCCGCCGCAGCTTTGGACACCGCATCCCACTGTTCACCGTCGTAAAACTCGCAGTCTTTCCAGGACTCGGAACGCCATTCTGCCGACGCCGTTTGCGCCTCGTAAACCCAAGCAAGTAGCGTGTTAACGTCCGGTTTCTTTGTAATTACTGCCATATCATGCAACCCTCTTTCGTGGGGGAGTCCAGTTTTGCATTGCCATTGCCACCTGAACTCTCATCAACATCATTACCGAGTCCCCCATGTTGGGCGATTTGAGTTTGAACTTTGTTTTCATCGCGTCTTT